CGCTGATCGCCGACGTCGCATCTTTCCAGCGTGATCCCGCTAAGTTCATCTGGTATGCCTTCCCGTGGGGCCAGCCCGGTCCGCTGCAGAACAAACGGCCGAGAGCATGGACACTCGCTGTTTGTGAGTCGATCAAGCAGAAATTACTCGCGAACCAAAGTCGGCCTCTGAATGCTTGGGAAGTTGTGCAGGAAGCGATCGCTTCGGGTCACGGAATCGGCAAATCTGCCTTCATCGCGCAACTGATCCTGTGGGCGCTCAGTACGTTCGAGAAGTGTCGGGGCATTTGCACGGCGAATACTGACACGCAATTACGCACTAAGACTTGGCCTGAGCTCGTGAAGTGGCACGGATTATGTATGACACGTCACTGGTTCGAAGTGACGGCAACGAGCATCTTTCATCGTATCCATACCCGTGAATGGCGCATTGACGCGATCCCTTGGAGCGTTACTCGGACAGAAGCCTTTGCTGGGCTTCACAACGAAGGCAAGCGAATCTTTCTTGCCTATGACGAAGCCTCGGCGATTGATGATGCGGTATGGGAAGTTGCAGAAGGCGCTCTGACAGATTCAGGCACGGAAATCGTTTGGATCGTGTGCGGCAATCCGACGCGTTCTCGAGGCCGTTTCCGCCAGTGTTTCACCAGCCAGGCGCAGCTCTGGGGCCACCGCAACATCGACTCACGCACTGTTGAGGGCATCAACCTCGACCGCATCGAACGGTGGCGGCGACTCTACGGCGAGAACTCGCAATTCTTCAGCGTGCGCGTCAAGGGCGAGTTCGTCGAGGCGGACGCGAATCAGCTGATCTCGCTCCAGTGGATTGCGGACGCACGCATGCGTGGCGTAGCGGCTCAACCCGACGGCTCCATCCCGAAGCTGCGCATTTCCACGGACGTGGCGGACGGGGGCGAGGACGACACCGTAACGACTGTAGCACGGCACTACCAGAGCTTCAGACACGTGCTCAAACAGGTTGTGGGTTCGTTCCAGCCCTCGGTCGCCCCGATCGAAGCGGCCGACATGACGGCGAGACTTTGGACCGCCTGGGAAGGCACGCCAGCGCGCGGCGACGACATCGTGATCGACTCGATCGGCGTGGGAGCTGGAACCGCTGGCCGGCTCATGAAGGACGGCTTGCCAGTGATCGCGTACAAAGGGGGCGAAGCGTCCAGCAACCCGAAGGCGTTCCGCAACCGGCGTGTGCAGAGCCACATCGCGATGCGCAACGACTTCCGCGACGGGCTGATCGCGCTAGCACCTGACATGTTGCCCGACGAGGAGGCGTGGACCGAGTTCGAGGAGCAGCTCTGTTCGATCAAGGTCAAGCCTGGCGTGGAGAAGTACGAGGATCTCGTGACCAAGGAAGAGATGCGCCGCGACGGCTTGAAGTCGCCGGACCATGCCGAGTCACTCGCGATGCAGTACGCGACGCAGTACCCGACGATGGCGCGCAGCCAGTCGGCGCCGGACGTCGAGATCGAATACGCGGGACGGTCGACCGTCTTGGACGAATATGCACTATGAATGACGACCAAGTTCTCGGCGAGGATGTTGCGCTCAAGCAGGTACTCGCGATGCTTGCCATGATCGTCTACGACGCGGGTGGCGAAGTACGCATCAGCCGTGAGACTTTCGCCAACTGGGAAACACTCAAGGCACGGAGGTTCGTAGATACACAAGTAGACCGCGAGACCGGGCAATATGTTGTGCGACTCCTACACATAGAGGCTAAAGAGGGAGTCACGCCATGAGCACGCCGATCATCATCGCCTGCAGTAAGGCTGGCGCGGCCAGTTGCGCGGTTGGCGGCACGTTGATCATCCTCGGCATCTGTGCGGCTTTCGTCGTGATGTGGTGGTTGGCGGAGAAATTGCGATGAGCGCTGAGAACTCATGCGGCTGCGGCTGCAAGCCCCTCAGCGAAGCCGACATCCGCCGCATCGTACGCGAGGAGATCGTCGCGGCACTCTCAGCCACGATGCGCGCCGAAGGGCGGCACATGGACGCTACTAGGTTCGAAGCAGCAGCGCTTGGCCTTACTGATCCCTCACTTAAGCCGCCGGGGCGACATCCTTTCCAACTGACTCCCGAACAACTTCATCGAGTAGTCGAGAACTTCAACAGAGGAAGGCGAAGCGAGCCTTGAGCCTTCTCTCCCGCGCCGCCGAGTTCTTTCTGCGCAAGCCGACCACGCAGCGCGTCGACACGTCGATCATCACGCTCGACCGTCCGGTTTGGGGCGCCGGTCTCACCTCACAGTTCCCGCGCTACAACCCCGACGACCTGGTCGGCAAAAAGGGCCTGCAGATCTACGCCAAGATGCGGACCGACGAGCAGGTGAAGGCAGTCTGCACGTTTAAGCGTGACGCGATCCTGTCCCGCGGCTGGACGTTCGACTGGGACGACGGCTCGCAGCTCGACCCGGCCGAACAGGACCAGCGCAGCCGCATCATCCAGCAGATCATTCAGTGGATGCCGGGCTCGTTCATCGACGTGCTCAACATCATCGCCACTGGCCGGGAATTCGGCTTCTCGATCACGGAGAAGCTCTACCAGCCAGTCGAGATCGATGGTCGCACCTGGGTGGGCCTACGCGCGCTTCGTGGCCGCGACCCGTCGACCTTCCAGTTCATGACCGACGAGTACGGCGAGCTCGACTACGTCCGCCAACTGATGGCCGGCCGCATCATCGAGTTCCAGCTCGACAAGTTCGTCCACTACGTTCACAACCCGGAGTTCGACCCGTATCTCGGGCAGTCAGATCTGCGTGAGGCGTACCGCTCCTGGTACATGAAGGACACGCTGATCCGGCTCTGGGCGTTCTACATGGAGAAGCTCGGAGGCGGCCTCACCGTCGCGCAGGCGAGCGAGCAGGCCAACTTGACGCCGAACTCCAAGGAGCACGTGGCGCTGCAGTCGGCGTTCGCCAACATGAAGGCGTCGTCGTACATCCTGCTGCCAGCTGGTGTAACAGCGGAAATTCACTTCCCGCAGGGCACGGACTCGTTCAAGGCGGCGATCGAGTTCCACGACTTGGCGATCGCCAAGGCACTGCTCGTGCCGAATCTGATGGGCGTCAGCTCGACAGGCCGTACGGGGTCCTACGCACAGTCGCAGACGCAGCTCGAGAGCTTCGCCTGGACGCTCAAGGCCGACACGATGCGCCTCGAGGCGTGCGTGGACGAGCAGATCGTGAAGGACCTGTGCGAGCAGAACTGGGGCGACGGCGACTACCCGCACTTCAAGTTCAAGCCACTCTCGACCCAGGCGATGATGCAGCTGATCACCACCTGGGCGGCGCTGATCCAGGCAAAGGCGGTGATCCCGACGGAGGACGACGAGGACCGGCTGCGGGAGATCCTCGAGATGCCGCCCCGGGACGAGGACGCGAAGCCGCTCGCGGTCGTCATGCAGGAGATGATGCCGGCTCCTGAGCCTTCGCCAGCGCCTGCAGAAGGCGATCAGGTGAGTCCGCAAGCAGAGGGCATTGCACCGCCGAAAGTCGCGTCCGTCGAGCCCAAAGCAGCCGTAGGCCGTTCCTTCAGGCGTCCTGGGAAGCCAAAGCTCCGTGTGGTGGCTCACACGCCTACCGGCGAGCCGCGCACGGTGACGCGCGAAGCCTTCACTCGGGCCCTCGCCCGCGTCGAGTTTGCGGTGATCGATGCCAAGACGAACCGCATGGCCTACGATGGCGTGAGGCAGGCTGCGCGGCTGGCAGTCCGGGCGACGCGGCGCGTGCTCGACCCAGAAACCCTCCCGACGCTGCTCAAGGACAACGTCCAAGACATCGGCGACGTCAAGATCGACGGTACAGACGTCGGCAAGATCAAGGGCGCGTTCAAGGACGGGCTCACCAATGCCTGGGACTTTGGCGTCCAGCAGGCGAGGCGCGAGTTGACGCGCGCCAAGCGGCCGACGACCTTGAACCGCGCGCGCTTCGCGGCCTTGAGGCAGAAAACGGCCGACTTCATCGAGGCGAATGGCTTTCGGATGGCGCAGAACTTGACCGACGGCATGCGCTCGATCATCCAGCAGGAGCTGCTGGCCGGGGTTAAGAGCGGCGCGCGCCCCGAGGCGGTGACGGCATCCATCTACAACCGGCTAATCCGCGCCGGCTTCACGACTCTCGAGGCGACGCAAGCCGAGGAGCCGCGCAAAAACGTGATGGACGACACCGAGGCGGCGCTGGCGGACGCGATTGGGACTGCGAACGTGCCGGCGTACCTCAATACGCTCGTGCGCACCAACAACTTCGAGGCGCTGAACGAGGCCCGCTATGAGGAGTTCACCGACCCTGCGCTCGCCGATTTCGTCCTGGCGCTTGAATACTCCGCCATCCTGGACGATCGAACCACGGAGATCTGTCGCGAGTTGGACGGTTCGGTATGGGCCGACGATAGCCCGAACTGGGACGACTATCGTCCGCCTAACCACTACAACTGTCGCTCTGTGCTGGTCCCCGTCACCACGCTCGACGGCTGGGATGGTGTCGAGTCTGACGACCCTTCAGTAGAGCCGCAGGCCGGCTTCACGCGTAAGCGGAAAACCTAAGAGGACGAAAGGCAATGGACACACGACCAGGACCGGCGGTGAACTTCCCGAGCGGCGCGGACGTGCCGGCGGTTGGCGAGGAGAGGGCGAGCTTTGCCACCGTTCGGCCGACTCCACCGCGGCCGCCCATCAAGCCGACACCGATCCGGCCGCCATCGTACCCACAGCTGCCGAAGCCGAACACGCAGCCTGCCATGGGATCTCCGGTAGTGCGCCGCGACGGCCCGGCACCGCGCCCGAGTCCGTACGTCAAGAAGCTCGCGCGCAAGGGCGACGCGCCGCGTGGCAGCCTCGGCCGCTCGGCGTCCACCATGCGCCAGCCCGGTTCGGGCGGAAGCCCCCAGCCCTCGGGTCGCCGTGGCACGGGCGGCCGAGCGCAAGGGCTTGGGACGACTAATCCGGCTTCTGGCAAGCGGCCACCCTATTCGACCGTTTCTGGCGGTCCTGGCATGGGTCCGATTCCGCGACCTGATCCCTCGCCGATCTCGAAGCTTGTGACCCCCGGCGCGACCGTGATCCGCGACGTGCCGAGCAACACGCGCCCGGTCGGCAAGTTGCGCGGAGCCGCGAAGGCCAAGATGGGCTCGGCCACTGGTCAGGATCTGCACGTCACCAACATGATGCAGCCGCCTCGCGGCAGAGGAGCGAAAGTGAAGAA